GGAGCGGAATATCAACCCAGAGGGCAAAGCATGAGCCTACCGGCAAAGTTTTACGGGTTACATCTCTTTTTACTTGCAGAATTGGAGAAACAGAATGAACAAAGGCGGAACCAGTAATTTCAAAATGAGTCCCGAGCAGATCCATGAGGCTTCCCAACTGTTTGACACAGTAAAGCTTCATGCCCTGGCCCAGCAGTACGGGGTAACTCACAGGACGCTGGTCAAATCAATGCGCAGGGAGGGGTTGTTGCGTCCAAAGAAGCGCGTGGCCGATAGCATCAAATTGCCCCCGGATAAGCTGGAACTGGCTATCAAAATGCACCTTGATGGCGCAACCATGGCGATCATCAGCGCCGCGGTAGGCAGCACAGAATGGACGGCGCGCCGTAACATCATGGCGTCCGGGAAGTATCAGTCCAAGCATGAAAGACAGGCGGCCCAGGAGAGGCGATCAAATCAGCATTACAACGACAAGGCCGCCGAGTTTCTGTCAAAGCCTTTGCGGGTATCAACATAACCAATTGTTAGACACTGCATTTCCCTCCACCTATCCTCCTCATTGCTATCGTTACGCGGAGTCGTGGAAATCAGAATGCAAGATGAGCACGGCCCATTTATCAAGTTTATTCTCGATAACTTGCAGTACGCCTTGTTGATGATTGTCAGTATGTGGGGCGGGACGGCCGCATATCTCAAGGTGATAAAGAAAAGCGGAGAGCAATTTTCTTTGAGAGCTTGGTTTGGTGAATGCAGCATGTCAGGGTTCGCAGGGGTAATGGCGATTTATGCCTGCCAATATGCTGACTACAGCGTGCCAGTGACAGGGCTGGCTACCGGCTTTGCGGGCACGCTGAGCGGAAAGCTGCTGGTGCTGGCGGAAGACGTGTACGCCGACTTGGTAATTCGATACTTCCCGCGCAAACAGCAAGACCGCCCGGAAAATAATTCCTGATGCAGATAACCCATGTTCGCCACTACCAGACTGACCGTACCATCGGAACGCTGGTTATAGAAGGCCGGGAGATCGGCACTACGCTGGAGGATATCGGCAGGCCGGCAGGGATAAAAATCCCGCACGAAACCTGCATCCCCGAAGGCGAGTACAGCGCCACCATCAGCATGAGCGCGAAGTTTGGCAGGCCGATGATCCTGCTGTTCACGAACCCAAAACGATTTACTTGCGAGCATGACCATTTGATTTTCGAGGGCGTCCGCGTGCATGCAGGAGCAAAAACATCCCACACCTCCGGTTGCGTACTGATTCCGGACCAGGTCACTCTCCACAGCCTTGAAAACCTGATCGGCAAGTCGCTGAAATCAGGGGAGCCGGTCACCTGGACCATTACGCGAGAGCAGCAATGAAAATTTTAATCATCCTGACCGCATTAATTCTCACCAGCTGCGCCACACCAGAGCAGAACGCCAGAACCATGTTGGACCGGCTTGAGTTCGGTGAGGGCGAGATTGGGTGTGTGGAACTGCGCGCCACGGTGGACCTGAACCCCATTCCCATGATCACCAGCAACGCTAGTTTAATCCTGAAGAAATCTAAGGGCGCGAATGCGCCGGAGTGTTAAGCACATGGCAAAAAGCACCGCACCAAAACAAGGTAAATCAACACCGGTTGCGCAGAAGATCGGCAAAAGTACACCGGTTGCGAAGAAATCATGGCAGCCAGGTCATGCGAGGCCGAGTAAAGCCAAAAGCAGGGGCAAAGGTTGCTAAATGGCAGCTATTGCAGACATCAAAGACCGCGCGCCGAATGCCGACCTCATAGACTTCCTCGAGAAGAAACTGGAGCAGGCAAAAAGCGGTGAGCTGCGTTCGGTGGTTTGTATAACAGGCTATGACGATGACACCTGGTCGAATAGCTGGGCGCTCGATATTCGCAACGGCACACGCAGGATGCTTGGCGAGATGTCAATGCTGCACTTTGACATGTTGACCAACATTGCCATTAAGGATGGTGACACGTGTATTTCAAGAGCTTTGGATAAGTAATGGCAGCCGGAAGACCATCAGATTACTCCGATGAAATTGTGCGCAAAGCTTACCTTTACGCCAATGGCGGTTATGCGGATTCTGGAGATATCGTTCCAACTATTGCCGGCCTTGCCTGCGAGATTGGAGTGTGTCGTGACACCTGTTATGACTGGTCAAAAGACCCTGAAAAGGCGGAATTTTCCTACATCTTAAAACAAGTCATGCAGTTTCAAGAGCGAAAACTGGTGAACGGTTCGTTAATGGGCGACTACAACCCATTGATTGCAAAGATGATGTTAACAAAGCATGGATATGCAGACGCGGTGAAGCAAGAAATGTCCGGCTCGCTTGATGTTAACGCCTTGTCTGACGAACAAATCAACGCTCGCATCACGGAGTTAATGACAGCCCGTGAACGCTAACCTAGCAGCGATCCCACGCAAGCAGAAACTCGAACTTGTCCAGTTATTGGCTGAGCAGGAGCGGCGCAGGGCAGACAGCAAATATTTAACCGTCTTCCACAGCTTCTATGACTGGCAACGCGAGTTTGTAGCAGCCACCGCACAGTTCCATGAATGCTGCCTGTGCGCTGCCAACCAGATCGGCAAAACGTATTTGGGCACTGACATCGATGCAATGCACTTGCTCGGTGAGTATCCGGACGATTGGGAAGGCCACCGCTTCGACTTCGCTCCCATGTGCTGGGGTCTCGGCTATTCGATGGAGAAAACCCGCGACCTGCTACAGAAAGCCTTGTTTGGGGAAATCATCAATCAGGAATTCACTGGTGGACTGGTACCAAAGAACAGGATTCTCAGTTATCAGTCTGCCAGTGGAACCCCGAACGCCGCGAGAACCGTACGCGTAAAGCACAAACAAGGCACCGCCATCATGCAGTTCTGGAGTTACACCCAGGGCCAGCACGCAATCATGGGCGACGTTGTGGATTGGGTGCACGTCGACGAAGAGCCGAAAGACCAGACGATCAGGCCTCAGTTGCTAACCAGGACCATCAACGGTGATCGGCAGAAGGGCGGCAGGATTATTTACACCTTCACGCCCGAGAATGGCCGCACTGATCTGGTGTTGAAGTTTATGGACGATCCAAGCCCGTCGCAATTCTTCATGAAGAAAGGCTGGGCTGATGCGCCGCACATGACACCCGAGAAGCGCGAGCGGTTGCTTGCCCAATACCCGGCGCACCAGCGCGACATGCGCTCCAAAGGCGAGCCAATGCTTGGCCATGGACGTATCTATGACATCGCTGAAGAATTTATTACCTGTGATCCGATCCGCGATATTCCGAACCATTGGTATGTGATCAACGGCATGGACTTCGGCTGGGATCACCCGCAGGCGCATGTTCGCTTACTCGAGGACCGCGACAACGACATCATCTACCTGGTGAAAGCCTGGAAGAAAAGCCACGTCTCCGCAAACGATGCCTGGGGTGTGGTGAAAGAGTGGGGCCCTGCTTTTACAGCGTGGCCGCACGATGGATTGCAGCATGAGAAAGGCCGTGATGATGCGGTGCAGCAGAAGCAGCACTATTCAAAAGCCGGATTCAAAATGCTGGAGCATCACGCCAACTGGATGAGTCCTGATGGCAGCACTGGTTCAAACTCGGTTGAGCAGGGCTTGTATGAGATTGCCGACCGCATGCGTAAAGGCACGTTCAAAGTTTTTGCCGGCTGTGAGCCATTTCTTAGCGAGTTCAGGCAGTACCACCGCGACGAAAAAGGCAAGATCGTGAAGACCAATGATGATGTACTGGATGCGGTTCGCTACGCATACATGATGCGCCGGCACGCTCAACGGATCGGGGATATTGCCAAGCCTGTTACCTACGCCAGACCACAACCGATCCGCGCCATGGGGATACGTTAATGCTATTTCCAATCAGCGTGGTATTGGGTGCCGCGAAGACCATGACCTTTGGTAGTGGCGGCAATCTCGGCAGGCACGCCGCGCCAGATGCGCTTCAGTGCGACTTGGTAGGGCGTTCCAAGTTCTTTGCACCACTGCTTCAGCGGTTTCGTAATGCCGTTGATGGCGACAAGCCTAGTGTTCCTGCGATTGTTGACCTGTTCCAGTGGGGTGGCCCATCGGCAGTTCATCGGACTGTATGGGCCGTTGACCAGAATGCGATCAATGGACATGTTTGGCGCTGGTTTTGGCCCCATATCAGAAAAGAATTGCTGAAAGGAATCGCGCCACCTGTCACACACAATGATTCCGCGCGCGCCGTAAAGGCAATACCCAGGCTCCCTTGGATTGTGGCAGCGGCTTTGCATTCCCTGCCACGACTGGTATTCAGGGGTTCTCGACAATCCGTGCGTAGTCATTCGTTCCATATCAAAGCAGCCGCACGATCTGGTTGCCATATTTTTAAGGTGCTCGCCCCGAACCTCTGTCGTGTTGCCGCAGTCGCATTTGCACAGCCAGCGCATGCGGCCGTTCTTGTTTGGCGCTCGCGCAATAACAACAAGTCTTGCGTATCGGTTGCCAGTGATATCTACAAAAGCGCCCATAATTTTCTCCGAGGATCAGTGTCATGTCGCTAAGCCTTGAGGATATTCACAAGCTTCACGATAAAGC